TTTGCCATATTAAGTCTCCTTAATGAATTCTATCGTCTCGGCTTGTCTGCTAGGTCAGTCGATAGAACAATTATAATTACCCTAGTTCTGCTTCATTCTATATCATAGAATCAAAAAAGAAAAGGGATCCGAAGACCCCTTTCCCTTTAAACATAAAAAAGTTTATGCTCCTGGTGATCCGAAGATTCCTCTCCAGTCACTCCAACCAAAACTATAACGCTCTCTAGCTTTGTATCTAACATTTCCAGTTTCAAAGTCACCTTCCATATTAGTTGCCACAGGCGTTCTAACGAAATGTTTTAATCCGTTAGGTACGTCAGTTTTGATAAAGAAAGCATCAGTATCTGTTAGATAATGATTTACAACATAGCCTTCAGAAATCATTCCCATGTTTCTGATTGCGTTGATGTCATTATCTGAAGTACCGACTCTTCCAGGAGTTTCCATTAGCCTATCCGCTACGAATTGCAAAGCAGGTGGAATGATTAATTTCCTTGCTTGTGCATTAACCTTTAAGTTTCTTTCATCTTTGAAAGCAGCGATATCGATCAATGCTTGCTCTAATGAAGTTTCGTTAAGGTCAGCTGCTGTAGAAAGCTCGTTTTTCATGTCAACATTAGCAACAGTAGGGTGGTCAGTAGCGCAAAGCTCTTTTCCATCTCCACCAACATATGAAGAACTAAACGCATTGTTCAATACGTTAGCTGCTTTCACTTGTTTAGTTTGTTGCATAGACCTAGCTAAAGCTCTTGTGTATCTTGAAGAAAGAGTATCGTAGAGATTATCTTCGATAGCTTCTTCAGTCAAAGAGAAAGCCAAAGCCACAGTTTCATGTGAATAACGTGCAGTCCAAGCTTCTTGTGCTGTGTCGTAAACGACCGCCGCACCTTCACCTTTTACAGCTGCTTCGCCAAATCCAGTAAGCATCACTTCTTCTTCAAAAGCTCTTTCAGAACTTTCTGTATCAAAAATGTCTTCATGCTCATTGTTATAGCGTTCGTACTCTAATCCAAAGAGTGCGTGTAGACCTGGAGTTAACTCTTTTACGAGTTGTGCTCTATTTATAGCCATTTGTTATTACTCCTTAAATTAAACCGCGAATGTATTCGTCGGGAATGTGAAGTAAGCTCTTGCATAAGCACCTATCGCATTGGATGGTGCCAAGTTAAAGCCTACGCATAACGCCACTCCAGAAGAAGTTGTTGCAGTAACACCTTCTTTCGATCTACCGTTGGTTGAAGAACCAGCAGTAGTAGAAAGAGTGTATTTATTGCCGATAAAACTTACGGCAGGAGTTCCTGCTGTAAATTGAGCTTCGTAAACGATACCAGGATCGCTGTAAACCAAAGCTTCGGCATCTGCACTACCCTGTGTAGCAGTTGAAGCAGCCCAAGACTTAGAATAAGTCGGGGTGCCATCGGATGCAGTGTAAAACACGCCATAAAACACACCTATAGGAGTATCAGTAGCTCCTGCCTGTTGAACGTAACCACTGGAAAGTGTGACTACATCACCGCTATAAATAGCAGTTCCGTACGCACTAGCGATTCTCATACGAGCAGGTCTAATAATTCCTCCATACATGTGGTATGCTGGCGTGAACCCGTTAGGGGCATCAGTATTTGCCATAATTTATACCTCTATATAATATTATTATTAATCAGACGACTCATTATTGGGTCGACTACCAAATTGAACCTTAGATGACCTTTGGATATCACTATCTTTAATAGGCATCTTAGGGTCGCTTTCTCGCATATAGTTATGGTCTACTCCCTCTAATTGGTCTCTTGTTTGTTGTTGAAAATAAGAGTTCCTTTCATCAGCGGTTTCAACTGGAACTTTAGCGAGGATCAAACCTCCTACCCCAATTACGCCAGCCCTGCTTCCGTCCTCTATTGTTGGAGCTTCGAAATCAGGATAATCTTCCGCTCTCACGGGTTCATATCCCTCTCTAATACGTTTTGACATATTAGATTTATCATCGTGTCCTCTAGTAGCTTCACGGATCCACCTGAACTTATATCCAGGAGGGGCTTCGGGTGCGTCTAACATAGACGGGGGTTGCCAAGGTTTTCTGCGAGTTTGAGAGTCTCGTGTCTCTGCAGACCTAGAGTTTCGGTCAGTGACTTGATTATTTTCTTCTGTCATGTTTATACTCCTTGCTCAATATGTTTTGCATATTCTTCTAATGGCACATTAAGTCTTTTAGCTATTGCTACCTGACTTGGTGTGAGTTTTATTTTGCGCGCATTTTTCTTGCCTGTAGCACCTCTGCTAGAAGCTGCAACCTGTTGCACGGGAGCAGGTTGCTCATTGGAAAACTTTTGAGGAAAATATTCCTTAATCCTTTCATCTACTTTATTATAGTAATCTT